GATGTTTGCGCCAACAAATCGTAGGTATCTGCGGCGGCTTTAATTGCTTTTTCTTGTTCTGCAATCAGCGGGTTTGCTTGTGCCATCTTTTCAGCAAAGCCAACCATGTCAACACCCTTGGCGGCTTTAGAGAAAACCTCCATTTGCTTTGCGCTACGGGTAATCGGGTCCTCAATTTTGGCTAAATTTGCAACCAGTTTATTTAGCAATTCTTCTTGGGAAAGTTTGCCCAAGTCTTGCAAAGTAATGCCCAAAGCCTTGGCGGTTTTTTGTGCTTCTGCTGAACCGCCCGCGGCATCATCAATAAACTTGGCAAACGCCGATAGCATCTTGCCCGCGTTGTCGGCTTTACCCCCTGAATTGGCAAGGGCGTTAGATAACTGTAGAACCGTGCCTATGGCTACTTCGTTGGCTTCGGCTACATCGGCTAGGTCATCGGCGTATTTAAGTGCGGCGGCACTAGCGGCAACCAAGGCAACCGCGCCCATCTTGCCAAACTTTTCAGCGGCTTCGCTAAATTTTTCTAGTTTCTTTCCCGCGGCTTCAATACCTTTATTGAATTCCGCAGTATCTATTCCTAGGGCTACGCCTAAGCGGGCAATCATATTAGCCATCTTTTACCCCAAACAATGTTTTATCAAATCCTTGCGCCTGTTGCATAAATGCTAAAAGGCTATCATTTACTGCCGCCTTTTTACTATCAGCAGATAAAGGCGGGTAGATGTAATCATACGCACTACCCAAAATGTTGGCTAGTTTATATGTGGGTGAATTTGCGGGTCGCATATAGTTAAACACCCCGTTTGTCAGGGTAGCCAATTGCGTAAGAATCCCATAATTCCCAACCATTCCATCGGCATACATTGTTTGAATGTTTGCCAAGGTTACATCGTCTAATTCTTCAATTGTTTCTAGGGTATGCCCGTTGAAAATCATTGCGGCTAGGCATTGGCTTTTCAACGAGCCTATTAGTTTCCCCGCGCTTCCCTGTAGGTTGGGCTAATTACTTCGCCAATCTTTTCTACGATTACCATTTGCACGGCAATAGGGAATTCTTCTTCAATGTCGGCATAGGTCAAATCTTCTAAACTTACGCCTTCCATTTCAGGAACTAACAACTTAAAGAATTCAGTAATGCGGGCTTCGGTAATGGCTTTGTTTTTGGCGGCTTCGCGCATTGAACGCCCTTCAACCAAAATATCGGTATCCGTAAATTCAAAATCTTCTGTTTGATTCTTTTCAAACTGTCGCAATGGCGCGGTAATTTCTTGGTAGATTTTTTCTATTGTTTCATCATCAGGGTTAGAAACCTTTTTATAGATTGCATCTGATTCAATAACCAAAGGGATGCGAACCTTAAAGGTATGCCCATTCAATACAAACGAACGGGTTAAAAGGTCTTTTCGTTTTGCTTGGTACTTTTCACCAAATGCTGAACTTAGTTTTGTCATCTATTTTTTATCCTATATTTACTTATACGCCTTGCCAAAATTTCCCCTAGCCGCTTGGCGGTTTGGTCGGCTTGGGATTCCAATGCGGGGCGTAGATAGGGTTGCGCCCCATTTCTAGCCGTGCCAAATTCTTGTGCTATTGCGCGGGCATCTGATAAAACGCCTACTTGCTTTTTTCTTTCTTTTAAATCGCGGTTGTATTGCGCTTTATCTGTTTTATACAACTCCGCATTTTTTTCGTAGAATTCTTTTTTAAGTTTCTTTGGAAATGCCTTAGTTGTTACCAAAGCAATCACCGTATCTTTTTCAGTAATGTACTTAGAACGAATGTCTTTTCTAGTTGGGCGGCGGGCTTCAATTTGCATTGTCCTAGCCAAATCGCCTGTATCTTTTGGGGCGTTCATTCGCGCCATTGTTAACACGGGTTTCATTGCTTCCCGTGCGGCGGGTACTAAGATTCTGCTTCGTGCTTTCTTGTCGCCAATATCCGCGGCTAGTTCCTCAAACGCGGCTAGTACATCTTTTAAGCCTTCGATTTTGTAGGTAACGCCCGACATGATTAACCCATTGGCTTAATAATCTTTTGGTACAACGCGTTGTTTAGCGTATGCACATAATCTACGATTTCATCGGGCGTAAACTTATCCGCATGGTTTGCGGCAATGTCATGCGCCAAAGAAATAGCAGTTAATTTTTGTGCGGTAAACCCAAACCAATCCTTACGCGAATCGGATTGGGCTACCAAGAAGTTCAACAAATCGTTACTGTCTTTTATTGTCGTTTGCATATTATGTATTGTATTTACTAAGAACTTTTAAACATACCGCTTCTACAGAATCCGCATCAGCGGCGGCAATGGCATCTTCTAGTTCTTCGGCATCTACTACCATCCCTTGTGCAACCGCATCAAGTGATTGGTAGGTAGTGCTAAGAACTTCTACGGCTTCTTCTACGGTCATCATGTGTTATTAGACCAACCGTATTGGTTGCCCCTCGGATGAATTGTAAAGTTGCATTTTGCTTCTGCGCTTGGGCTTGAATCAATTGTGAATTGAGAAACGCGACCATTAAACGCATACGCAACCGTATTAGCACCGTCAACCGCGGCAACCACAAAAGTACGGTCAACCGTACCGTTGTAGGCATCAGAACGGATTTGCAATAACGCGGTGTCGCTTGGATTCCAAGCCGCGGTAATGCTTAACGATGTAGGCGCAGATTGCGTAGGAATCTTATCGCTTTGGCGTGAACCCGCAACGCCAAAAGATGCAACCGCATCATCCTGACCAAAAGCGGGTACGGCTTCCACGGGCAACAAAACACCCGCGCCGCCAGTACCGTTAGCCGCCGTGCCTACGATGGTTGTAACTTGCCCTGTCCATACGGAAAGGTTTGCCGTTGTAAGTGGCGTAGGCGTTGCCGCGCTTTGCATATACAACGATGCGCTAAAACCCGCTAAAACTTTATTTGGTATAGCCATGATATTCCTTTAGGCGTTGTTAGACCAACCGTAGAGATTTCCACGGGGGTGAATGGTGAAATTACATTTGGCTTCAGCACTAGGGCTTGAATCAATCGTAAACTGGCTTACGCGGGCGTTAAAGGCGTAATAAACAATGTTTGACCCTTCGGTAGCACTAACTACAAAAGTACGGTCAATCAAGCCGCTATACGCATCGCCGCGCATCAACAAAAGCATTGTGTCGCTAGGATTCCATGCGGCGGTAACGCTAAGTGATGTTGGTGCGGATTGCGTTGGGATTTTGTCAGATTGACGCGAACCCGCTACACCGAAACTAGCAACGGCATCATCTTGACCAAATGCGGGTACTGCTTCTACTGGAATTAGGTTGCCTATAACTGCAATAGGTGCAACATTTCCAAGGGTTGAAAGTTGGGTAAGTGTTAGTGCGGTAGGTGTCGCGCCCGATTGGGCATACAACGCCGCGCTAAAACCCGCCATTATTTTGTTTGGTAGTGCCATTTTAAAAGTTCCTTCAAAAGTTGTTGGGTTGTCTTATGTTGGAATATCTAGGGTGCAATCAAGAAAAATTTGGGCTAACTTTTCATCATTGTCATAAGTGTTGTAAAGCCAAAAAACATCTGCTTTAGCAATCTGAAAACCATTAGTTACACCACCAAACAAACCACTATATCCGTGTAGCGATTGTAGTATCTGATTGGAAATAGTGAAACCATCTTCTATTACTTGCGTAAAAATACTTATCTGAAATGTTGGGCGGTCGATGCCCTTTACCGATTGCACTGGTCCTGTATAAACATCCTGATGCACATTTCGTAGCATCCAAACAATAAACTTAGGTTCAGTTGCAAAGTTACGGTTAAACGCGGCGTACACGGGTACGGGCGTAACAATGCTTTGCAGTTGAAACTGTATCGCTTTGCCGTATTGAACTGGATTTTGTTGGGTTGCCATTTACACCGCCGTTACTGGGTCGTTTCTATACGCCAAGATAATTACGGTCATCCTATCATCGGATTCACGAATGTTATCTATGCGCCAATCGTAACCGTTGTAATTGATTGAATAAAGGTTTTGATTGCGAACCATTGTTCTTGTGTTCGGCGTGTAGTTCAAAATAAAGTTAACTACATCTTGATAAAGGCGGTACTTTTCCGAAATCTTTAAACTGTTGGCAACGGATTGAACACGCGCACGGGTGCGAAACCAAGTAGTTTGCGCGGTACTTTGTTCGCCAAAATCACTTTTAGCAAACGCTAGATTGTTTACCGTAATTTGTTCAAACCGTGCAATTGCCATTTACATCACCAAAGGTTTGTATGGGCGCAACAATGTTGCCACGCCGAACGGAATTTCTTTTAACTGATTGTCGGTTGTATTGCTACGATTGTTATACAAATGCGTAAACAACAACAAACCCGCTTGCTTAATAACGGGATAGGTTTGCAACGGATTAGGTGCGGTTGAATACTCGCAAATAATCGGCGCGGTCATTTGGCTATTGATGGTTGTCGGCAACGATTGAATAATTACTTTGTTGCCGCTTGCATCGTAATAGTATTCAGTAGGAGAAACTACCGTTAAAACTGGCGGGAACGCGTTATTCCAAAATGCTACGCGTTCAATCGTTACGCCCGACATATCGGGATATTGGTTTTGCGATACTTCGGGCAAATCCAAACATACGGGGGATGCGGCTAAGTTTTCAGCACCATACCAAACACGGTAGGTAACTGAAAAAATAGATAGCCCTAAATAATCTTCAATGGCTTGGCGAACCGCTACTTCCAATGACCGCAAATAACCATCTTGGGATTCATCTTCAAACAAGTTAATTTGATTGGTGATTTCATCCAAGGTTAACCAAGGCGTAACTACATCACGGTCAATCTGTTCTGTTTTTACATAACTAAACGGATTGCGGGTAGATGCCCCGAAAGGCGCACCTAGTGTTTGTTCATTTGCTGACATTCAAGCCCCCTTTAGGCGGCAGACATACGAACACCCGCAAATGGGTCCCGCACGGAACTTACCATGCGGCGTTCTGCAAACATCGTCACAAAACCTGCCTGTGTTTGTTCAAACATTTGCACGGTCATTTGTTCGGTATCACCGATTGTTAAAAAGCGATTCCAGTTTGCCAAGTAGATTGGGAAATCTGCGGAAAGGTATGCGTTAGGGATAACGGGCCAACCAAAAATATGACCAATCGCGCAACCATCTTTTTCGCCTAGTTCCAAAAACAAAGGCAAGCCCGCGGTATCTTTTAACTGGCGCAATGTTTGAATCATTGCGGGGCTAATGTGCCATGCAGTTGAATCTAGCGACCAATATTGCGGAGGCAACGCATTAGCCATGTTTACAACTTTGTTGTAAGTTACCGTAGTGCCGCCATTACTAACCGTAGCGATAGTATGTATGCCATTTGTAATAGCCGTACCA